TCCTTTGTATGACATTGCAGAACTCAACCTTAAGCATTATCAGATTCAGTCTGATTTGGACAACATATTACACATCAGTTCTGTTCCTTTACTTGCAGTCTTTGGCTATCCAAATGCAGATGAAATAACAACAGGGCCAAGTGAGGCATTATCATTGCCACCTGAGTCACGCATGGAATATATTAGCCCATCAGGAGACAGCTATGACAGTCAGTTCAAAAGGCTTGATGACATAAAAGAACAGATCAATACTTTGTCATTGGCTGCGGTGCTTGGTCAAAAATTAGTGGGAGAAACAGCGGAAGCCAAGAGAATAGATAGGTCGCAGAATGACAGCACAATGATGGTAGTTGCCCAGCAGATGCAAGACTTGATTGATAACTGTCTCAAGTTTCATAGTGAATATCTCAATGAACCTAATGCTGGTAGTTCTTTTGTTAATAGAGACTTTGTAAGTTCAAGATTAGAACCACAGGAAATTCAGTCATTACTTGCATTGTTTACCTCTGGAACTATCAGTCAGGAAACATTACTGAACCAGTTATCGGCTGGAGAGATTCTTGGTGATGATTTTGATGTAGAAGATGAGATTGAAACAACGCAGAATGGAGGTTTAACAGAAAGAGAAGAACCACCTGCGCCAGCGGAGGAGCCAGCGGAGGAGCCAGCGGACACTGAGGAAGAATGATAAATGTCCACACCAGAGGTATTTTTTAGAGAAACTATTGATCTAAATAGGTATTCAAATTCTGTTGCGTTAAAATATGTTGTTAATTACAACGAAATAATCTTAAATGCAGCAAAGCAGTTGAGATCAATAGATCAAAGACAGGTTATAGAGATAGCAAAAGGAGGAACAAGAATAATTGCACCGCAAACAAGAAAAAGACTTAGAGCCATAATAAAACAGTCAAAAGATAGTCTTGATACTTGGTGGCTAAGGTCAGCTATAGATATGGGAACAGAAATGCAGGGTGTTGCAGAACTGCAATCTGAGTTCATACAAAACGAACTTAAAAAAGTCACAGCATCTGGAAATGTCCCAATTAATAGTGTTGCAATCAGCGATAAGTATGCGGAGTCGGTAATAATGACTGATCCATCACAGGTAAACATATTTACTGACAAAGCTTTTACTGAGGATAATTTCAAAGAATTTGGATCTGGTAAATTCAAACTTACAGCCCAGCAAGGAGCATCAATTACACTACCAAATGGCAACACAGTAAGAAAAGCATTTAGGGGTATAGCAGAATCTTCAGCCCAAAGGTTAGATTTAGCAGTCAGGTCAGGTGTCTTTGCTGGTGAGACATTAGACCAAATCAGTAGGAGACTAATTGGCAGACTTGATTTTTCGCAAAAAGGAAATGTAAAACAGATTGCTTTGGCTGGCGGTGAGTTAACAAAACTAGCTAATCACCAGATCCAAACTATTGTTAGAACATCCGTAAATCAAGTCACTAATCAAGCATCACAGGCTGTATATGCCGCGAATAAAAAGGTATCACCTAAATATGAATATGTGGCAACACTGGATTCTCGAACAAGTGCTATATGCCAGCGACTTGATGGACAAACATTTGACTACAATAATGGCCCGACACCACCGCAACACTTTAATTGTCGATCTACTACTGTCCCTGTGGTTGACTTTGATGGTTTACAAAAAAAATATCCGAGTCTTGAAAAACCACCAGCGTCTGTACTTGATACCAGACCAAGTATTACAGGCAGAGTACCGCAGGGAACAACATACGGAAACTGGTTGCTAAATCAAGATAGAAAGCTACAAGTTAAAACTTTAGGAAGTGAAGGCAAAGTAAGAATATTTAAAAAATTAGCAAAGAAAGAAGGATCAGGACAGGCAGCCCTACGAAAGATGATTCGCAATGATGGAACTGAAGTTTCACTTGCAAAGCTAAAGCAACTATATGGCAAGCCTACTGTGGCCAAGCGTAAGCCAACTGTTGTTGCCCCTACACCTAAACCAAAGGCAGTATTAGGAACTGCTGTAGCATCAGACTTTATTAAATCAAAACCTATTGAAAAACTAAGTAATCAAGATCAAATAAAAAATATAAAAGCATATAAAAAACATTTAAGGGATCAAGCTAAAGCACAAGGCAAAAAGATTTCACCTTTTGACCTTGGCCCTTATGACGATCAAATTGAAAGACTAGAGCAAGGGCTTACACCTTTCGATATGAGAGATTCGGAAAGACAATTCACAAGAGGTGCAGATCTTAAATATTTATATTGGAGGCAAAAAACTTATAATAAAAAACCTATAAGAGTCAAAAACATTGATGAACTAAAAAAAAGAACAGATGTTGTTAAAGCTGCTGATGGAGAAAATTTAATAATTTATAGAGGGGTAGATGATAAAAAATTTGCAGAACAATTCAAGGGAATCGGTGAAAAAGGTGCGGAACATTTTGCTGGTAATGGTATCTATGGAAATGGTAGTTATGCGGCAGCAAGAAATATACATGGCTCAAAATCTATAGTTAACAAAGCTAATAATGACGCTCTTGCGTTAGCAAAACAATATGCTGGGGAAAATGAGGAAATCAATAGGTTTCTAACTAAGGCTCAAACAAATGAAAGGGTAACAGCCTTTGCATTAAGAAAAGATGCAAATGTTAAAACATGGAAAGCTGGTTCAAGTGTCAAAACTACAAGAAAAAGCCAGTTTCATGCTGGCCCAGATGGTGTCTGGTACACAGAAAACTTTTTACCATGGAGAAAAGAAACTATTGAAAAAGCAGAAAAATTAACTGGTTTAAAATATAATTCAGTGGGAGAAGCCGCTACAGCATTGGGAATAGACGCATATCAAGTGCCATTGCCATTGACTCAGATGGACGAAGTGACAGGTGTTATAACAAGAACTACTTTTGATTATTGGGTAATACTCAACAGATCAGCTATAATAGTAAGTGATACTGTAGGCTTATGAACATTGATAAGCCTGATATATCTAGGCGGCTTGGTAAGTTGATGACTACCATGAACGTACCTATTGCGTATCAGGAAGAATTTTTAAGAGAAGCTTTTAAGGCAAAAGATATGGATTCTTTTGTCAAGGATATTAATGCTGGAAAGTTTTTTAAATAATGCCACTTAAAAAAGGTAAGTCACAGAAGTCTATCTCTGCCAACATCAGGCTTTTGATGAATGAAGGCCGCAGTTTGAAGCAAGCTCAGGCCATAGCACTATCTACCGCTGGCAAAAAAAAGACAGCTAAAAAACGCAAAAGGAAGTAATATAAAGTCAGTTACTTTTTTGTCATGCCTTCACACTACGGATCAATGAAGCCAAAGGGAACAAAGAAAAAGAAGAAAAAAGGAGGTAAAAAGTAATGGGATATAAATTTACAGTACAGGGCAAAGAAACTGTTTCTGTAAAAAATGATTTCTCTAAAATGTCTAAACTTGAGTTAGAAGAGTTTGGTCGTACTATTGGTATTGAGCTTGACAGAAGGCTCAGTAAACCTAATCTTATTAAACAATTAGAGGAAGCTGTTGGTGGCTAGACGCTTTAAAAAAGTACCAAAGGACAAAAAAACTGGTGTCGCAAAGAAATATCTTAGCGGTGCTAAAAATAAAAGTGCAAAAGCGGCAGAAATAAAAAGAACTGCCGAAGCTTACAGAAAAGGGGAGTATATTGATATAAAGGCAGTATCCAAATCACGCACAAAACAAGATGGCTCCAAAAAGAAAACCACTGTCCGCCGCCGTAGAAAAAAGTCTTAGGGCAAAAGCAGAAAAGTCAAGATTTACATATCGTCAGCTTGCAGCCGTCTATAGGCGTGGGCAAGGTGCTTACTTGTCTAGCGGATCAAGAAATGTTCCTATGGGTGCGTGGGCAATGGGCAGAGTCAACAGTTTTATCTCTGGAAAAGGCGGAGCAAGAAAAGCAGATGCTGATTTGTTGAGGAAAAAGAAATGAGACTGACTACCAGACAAAAGAACACACTTGCAAAGCATCAAAAGGCCCATGGTCACACGAAGGCGCATATGGAATACATGAAACGTAAGATGAGAGAAGGGGTTTCATTTACTGAAGCACACAATATGGCAATGAAGAGGAAAGGTAAATGAGTGATCCTAGACTGAAAAGATTTGGATTAGCTGGTTTTAATAAACCAAAGAGAACCCCATCACATCCAACAAAATCTCATGTTGTCCTTGCCAAAGAAGGCGATAAAGTCAAGCTCATTAGGTTTGGTATGCAAGGAGCAAAGAATAAACCGCCAAGAAAAGGAGAATCAGACGCAGATAAAGCAAAACGCAAGAGTTTTAAGGCTAGACACGCTAAAAATATTGCAAAAGGCAAAATGTCAGCAGCTTTTTGGGCAGACAGGACAAAGTGGAGCTAATATTGTGAATAATTGTAAATTTTTTATTTATGGCAGACGAAGTAATCAAGCCTGATAACTCAGCAGAAATGGCTGCATTGAAGGCTGAAGTTGAAAGACTAAGAAAATCTAATAGTGAAATATTAGATGATTACAAGAAAGCTAAGGAAGCTGCAAAAGCTGTACCTCAAGATGTAGATGTAAACGCTTTGATTGCTTT